AGCGTATGCGAAACAGGAGTCGAAGCGCCGTCGAAGACGACAAGATTTGCGATGTTAGACATCGATTTATTTCCTTAGATTAACCCCAAAGGTTTTATGGGGTGGGCAAAGTACCCGGTTGAGTTACAGATGGGCGTACGTAGCTGGAAATCTCTTAGTGTTAACCTTGAGGTTCCCAATGTTGCGTAGTACGGCATCCGGATTGTCCTTCTTTGAAGAAAGGAGTAGAGCAACTGCATTAGCGCAATGTTCCCAGCTTGCCGCTTTCGAGAGGCCCTTAAATGAGGGTTTCGGAACGTCAAGCGAGGTACTAATAGAGCGCGTCATCGTAAACTCCCTGATATACGGGTTTCCACCTGTTAGATCAAGGAAGGATTTGAAAATCGAATAGACGTTGCCGTTTGGAGAAGGTCTCCACCCGGAACAAATAACGTCCCGAAATTCCGTTTGCACGAATGTCCCATTGAGTTGGGAGGCAGCGCCTCTTGAGTCAAGGTATTCGCCGATCGGAATAAACCAATCGATGACAAACGACCAAGGTAACAGTTCCCAAGCGAGTGTAGCGGGCGAGTACAAATTAAGACTCGTATCCGCTTTACCCTCAGTGAGGTAACCGATTATCTGTTTACTGACTTTCAGCTCAGCTTTGCTGAAAAGTCTACCGGCTGCAGTTCCATTGTCAGTGGCCAAAGGTACCACGCGTTGCAAACGGCGTGAGACCCTATGAACCATTGGCTTTTGGAGTTTGGCTGCCAACCACGTCGCACCCTCATAGACATCATTTATGAGGGGCCGCCAGCCATACTGGATTTCCAGCATGAGTTGACCAGCGGTCTTTCCTTTTGAGGATTGACGACGATGTCCAGTGACCGCCTCAAGGCTTTTCGCTAGGTTACCTTTGCGTAGGTACGCAATGGACTTTGCGATCTTCTTTGTGCGGTCCGCGATCAGATCTAACGTCTGGTTCATCGTCCCGAGCATGACTGCCGGGTTGAAGTCCGAGTCGTTGATCTTCTCCGCGAGCTTGTTGATCAGACGAATAGTATCATTGTCTGACCAGGCTGCAGAATTCGGGAGGAAGGTAGGGATATAGGGTTGCCCCCATATTTGCCAAGTCCCGTTTACTACATACGGATGAACTCCGTAGTAGCCACGTCCCAACTGGAGATACTTATGGTTCACTTTATTGCTGTAAGCATTAGGTGGCCGAAATCCAGTGGTATAGAACCGCTTCTTCCGGACCCTCGCGGGCCTGAGAATAACCTCCATGTCATAGGAGGATCCATCTTTTCGCCTTTTCGTGACGATCTGATGGACAGCGGGAATCGTAATTGACTGTGTGACGAATGGGCGGGAAGAATTACCCCCGCTCCAAGTCCTATCGAGGTAGGGTCCACAAGAGACCCAGCCAGGATAGCCACCGGAATACATAGCGGTGTACACAGACAATGGATAATTATACTGACGTGAACTGCCATTGGACATAACTTGCTCCATGAATCATTGTTTTACACCTCTCTGTGACAAGAGGGGAGGGCACAACGTCTCACGACGAAGCCCAAAGGAACCACTCCTGACTTCTACTTGAGAAGAGGACCGTCATAACCTAACGTCCTGTTTAAAGACACAGGACGCCAAGGAAACATTTCCCACTTTGCATGACCTGGCCATGAATTTTTCTGTAAGAGATTATTCACGGAACAGTACATGAGGTGGTACGTGTCGTCGTCGATCCATCCCCCGGTAAATAGCTTATTTACATAAGCCAAAGCGCGGTTCGGGTGAAGCTTTTTCACTCTACTACGTGCACCGTTTTCCCAGCCCCAGGTGTAGATTACAATTTGATAGTAATCTTCGACACTGGTGTCTTCGCTGCAGATGTTTTCCACAATAGACTCCTTCTCCTTTTGAGAGTCGGAAGTCCAGAGTGGGACCTGTTGCGTACGGGTAAATGATACGTGGGACAGTTTGACAGACATGATGATTCTCCAGTTAAGTAAGAAAGAAAGGAGGGG